TTTGCTCAACCGGGTAAAAGTAACCGCATAAACATTAACCGCCCGCCATTCGGCTTGAAAACAGCGTGAGTGGCGGGCGTAATCGCAACAACTATGGCAACGATACACTTACAGGGTATAGGACAACACCCCGCAAAGCCTGCCGGAGAATTAAAAGTCGGCGATACGCTGTGTTGGAATTTTGGCTATACCTCCCGTTTGACGGAGATAGTGAAACAAACCAAGCACACGATTACTTTCCGTACTGTTTCGCCCAATGGTTATATCGGGACACACCACAAGCGGCTAACAACCCTTTTGGCCGTAAAAGTATTACCCGAATAGTTATGGCACGCCGAAACACTGCCATAATACGCAAAGAAATGAATTACGGCGGAGTTTCGGCGTTTCAATACCCCATAGTAGAGTAAAGGAGAGTATAGTATAGGAAAGTATATAATAATACCCTTACGGGTATTTGTCAAACCGCCTGCGATTGTCAGGCAACAAAATCTGAAATTATGAGCGACAAAAAGAGAATTTATACCGTCCCTGTTCGATTCGTGTTCAGGGGCGAGTTCAAAATCCAAGCCGCCAGCAAAGCGCAGGCGGAAGAATATGCCGAGAAACATTGCGGGCTGGTTCTCGGAGGCGACATTCATTCCTCGTTGCCTGATGAAATGGTTAATTGGGATTTTCCCGTACACCCCGAAAAAATCGTAGGACATGGCAAGGTTGAACATTGAGCGACAGGAGCGGCTGGAACCGGAGCGCATAGCCCATGCAGTCCGGCGAATTGAGCAGCTTGGCTACACAATCACGCTGCGGGATAACAAGAAAATACAGTTCACTCACAAGGGCAAGACCGTTACGTTCTTCCCGTACAGCGGGTGGGCAACCGGCAAAACTATACAGGACGGACGAGGACTTGACAAACTTATAAAACAGTTGAAAAATGAATAAAATCGCAATCGAAATTACTTCCGACGGTTGGAAAACGGATGTAACAATAAAAGGAAAGACCTACTCTGAACGTCATATCGGGCATTATGGTCGTTCGGAGTGTGTAGAGGGGAACTTGGAAGAAGAGGATGAGATTCCCGAAGTCATTTTCGACGCAATTAACGATTTCTTCTGCTTTACTTGCCAGCAGGCATTGTTGGAATACGAAAACGAGGAGGGCGAATATGAGGACGATTAAATTCAGAGGGAAAAGCCTGAATACCGGAATGTGGGTATATGGCGATTTGCAGCGTAAAGGCAAAAGAGCATTTGTCGAATACGAGGTTTATCCGGCTACCGTCGGGCAATATACGGGGCTGAAAGACAAGAACGGAAAGGATATTTGGGAGGGAGATATTATCGAGTGCATAGGTAGTGATAATCATCCAATCCGACATTTCGTAAAATTCGGCAACGAGTGTGGCGGATTTATTCAATATCTGTTCATGGGGGATGGTATTACTTGTGAGCCATGTAACGGCGGGCTGATATGGCAAGGATACATTGATGAAACTGGCAAATACGTCATCGGGAACATTTACGACAATCCCGAATTACTGAAAGGAGGTGAGAAATGAAAAGCGAAAAAGCAAGAGAACTTATTGATAAATACGCCATTGGAAATAGCCGTGATGCAGCCCCGTCTCTCTTGAAAAGAACGGCTATTCTATGCGTCGAAATCGCCGAGCAAGAGGCCGAGGAACGGATGCGAGTGAAAGCTATTGACTCCTTCACATCGTCCTGTAAGTATCAAGACGGCTGCCGGGGAGCCAATAGGGAATGCGCTCCCCAGCAATGCGATGATTTGAAATTATTTATCCAAAAACTGAACGAGCAATGAAATTCACCACTCCGTGCTTTGTCCGTGTCGATGATGTGGGCGAGCGAAGAAAATTATTGATTTTGTTGCATGGAATAGGCTATGACCTCTACCAATCTGCAAGATCATTGAATTACCCGATGTTGTGTTGCAACATGGTTGATGATGAACCCGGAACCGTATATGGAGAGTACGCCGAAGAATTGACGGATATCTGCATGGACACAGCTATCGACTGCGGTTCCAACATCGAATTGTTCAAGGCGTTGGCGGCTATGAATGACGATAACGATTATATGCAGCTCTTTGTGAATAAAAGAAATGGGTACCGGTGGGTACTTTGTAACATGCAGCGGCTGTTCGACGCAGTTGCGAAAGAGTGCGATTGGCGCAAGGCCACAGCCGATGAGATTGTAGAACATTTCAAAAAATAGCGAGATTCACGCAAAATCTCGAAATAATTATGAAAACTTACCGATTAGTTATGAAACGAAGTCATAAAGCTGAATTTCAGCGTTGGAGAGCCGAATTGGAAGCAAAACACGGAACGATGATTTACGACCGCCTTTCGGACGTGATAGTTACAAATAACGATTTGTCCGTCGGCGATACAGTTATGTTTACCAACGATTATGGGGTAACATTCGGTCCCCATGAGGTGTTGGGATTTTGCAAGCCGGATAGTTTTTTGTGCCCGCACCGTTATCCCAAAGACGAGGATTGTGGCATTGTCTTTTTAGACAGCGACGCATATTGGTTCCCTGACCGGCTCAACCAACTGACGCTGGTATCGAAAGGAGGGCAGCAATGAGTGAGTTGGAGTTTATCTATCGTGTGGCGTTCAATGAGCCTCCGCTTGAAAACGACGACAGTTGGGAGTTTTACTTTACCTCCTTGTCAGCGATATACGAGAAGTTCACGCCCGAACAGGTTGGTTGCAAGGTGTCCCGTCTGTGGAATCTGAAAATCACTCCCGATAATCCGTACAATGGTCGGCGGTGTCGTATCACGAAAGAACCCGTACTGCGAAAAAAGCGGAGGGGAAAATTATTTGTGTGATTTTTTCTTCACTTTTTTTGTGAAGATAAGAAATTATGCTTATCTTTGCCATTGTAAAAACGAATATATGGAAGTCATTTTTGACAAGGAATATTTGCAGGTGATGTATAAAACGGGACAATGCCCCGATAAGAAGCACCGTTACCAACCTGGCGTTATTCGCAAGTATGGCGACGTTATAAACCTTATGAAACGGACTCGTAATGTCATGGGGTTATGCCAATATAACTCGTTGAGATACGAAAAACTGAAAGGCGATAAAGCCGGACTATCTTCTGTAAGAGTAAACGACCAGTATCGTATCGAGTTTGAGGAACGTACCAAAGACGGCGAGGTTATTGCAACGATATGCAATATAACAGATTTGTCAAACCATTACAAATAAATAGATTATGATTGAGATACAAGGGGTTAATCCCAATATGATTGCCAACAACATAGAATCCGCCTATCCAACGCATCCGGGTTCAATACTGAAAGACGAAATAGAATACAGGGGAATAACGCAGTATAAGTTATCTCAAGAGATGGGTATTCCGTATTCGGCGTTGAATGAAATTCTGAATGGCCGCCGTCCTTTGACAGAGAAAACGGCTTTGCTCTTTGAGGCGGTTTTGGGTGTCGATGCAGAACCGTTGCTTGGCCTGCAAATGGATTACAACTTACGCAAGATGCGCAAGGACAGTTCTTTTATGGAAAAATTGGATCAATTACGAAAAGTTGCTGCCATTCTCTGATTTAGCATTAGGAATGAGGTAGAATCTGAAAAAATGAGGGCGGTCATCATTGGCCGCCCTTGTTTTGTGCTATGCTGCGTATTGTCTGTTGTCTTTCAGGAAATAAGGCAGCGTCCCATTCTTGGTTGCCTTTTTAATCCTGTCGTGGTTCCGGATTCTCCACTCCTTGAAATTAGGCGGTACGTCGGACACCATGTTTGCGCTTTCCCCGTTCAGCGGTTGTCCGAGCATTATCCGCTCGTTATCGGCTTTGATTTCCTCCAATGTTTTGAGTATCACTACTGCGTGGCAACGACAATACGGATGCCAGCCCGTAAATTTGAAATTCTTGGGGTAACGTCCGGCCAACTCATCGCAAATGTCGGTAAACGCCCGCCCATTGAGGGTGTGGTTATTTGACAACCTGATTTCGATACCTACCACGAAATCGAGTTGTTGCCAGCGGGTATAATCCGAAGTCCGGTAGGCGATGTTCGTTTCTGTGGCCGCCAAACGGTGGGCATTTTTGTATGACGAACGATAAACTCCTTGTCCGGGGCTGTATGCCGCTGCCCGTTGCGACAGGTGCAGTTGCCCGTGTTCGTCCCGCACACGGCGGAACAGTTTGTCGGGGTGTCGGAGATATTGCCGTAATGTCCGGCTCATTTCATCCGCCGAAAGCCCGTCCCGCAGGCCGAGGTCGATGCCCATTTCTATCTCCGCCTTGAATTGTTCCGTGTACCGCCATACCCTGTCAGATAGTTTCAACCCTCCGATTTTGCGCTCCATGAACGCTTTGCGGGCATTATCGTTTGGGTTGTAATATCGGCGAGCCTGTTCCGGCGATAGCATCTTGGCGTATTTGCCGAATACGATGTTGCACAACTCGTTATTTTTGTTGTTCGCCAATGTCCACTCTGCCTCGATGCCGTTCAGAACAACCGTCGATATGCCCGTTTTTAGCGTGTGTAGCAACTTTTCGATGCGAGCCTTTGTACTTGGGTAGTTGGCGAACGAAAAGGGCTTGTTGGGGTTGAAATTGGGTATTGTCGCCCCGATAGCAGCAGCCTCACGCACGGCAGACTGATAAATAGCTTCAATCTGCCGTGCATAACGCTCCACGTCTTTCAGGTGCTTACTCTCCCATTTGTCCAACCGTGCCATTGTGTCTCAATTCAAATACGTTGCATTGCGGGTCGTCCAAGAATTTCGAGAACTTCCCCTCTTTGTAGTGCGGGCAGCGGCACATAAACAGTTCGCCCCGCCAATTCTTTTCGTGCCAATCGTAGCTGTGTATGCAGTCCCGACACGAATATTTTGGCCGTTCCCGCTGTGGCTTTTTTCTCGCTGCGGCCATAGTTATCCCTCCTCTATACGGTCGGGGGCAGGCATTTCCTCCAACCGTATCGCTTTTATGGTTTCACGTCCCTCCAAAATCGCTTTGCATAGGCGATGATATCCGTCGGCAATCTGCCCGCAATCATCGAGAATGATAGGATAGCCCAGCGAGCAATCCTGCGCCCGCTTACATTGGAAGATGAACTGCGAGAGGTTGTCCGCAGGGAACGGGTTGTCGGTCAAGTCCACCGCCCACAGCGGTAGGTCTCGGACTTCGTAGCCTTTGGCCTGTGCGAACAGGTATAGCGATTCAGCCCTCCAAACCTTATTGCCCCGCACGAACTCGCTCTCGCCGAACGTCATTTGTGATATGCGTACTTTCGTCATGGGGCTACTCTGTTAAGTGGAACGCATTGAGTTTTTTTTCTTCGGCGAGTTCTTTCATCGTCTTATCGACATCGCTGCTCCAACCGAGCATTTCAACGCTTTCTCGCTGTGAAATAATAGGCTGGCCGCCGTTGGCCGTCGTGAGGTTGATAATGGTGTCCTTGTCGTCGGTAATCGTGAACGGCGTTATTTCCATTTCGACTTGCAGGCTGTCCACGTCTTTCCATTGCTTTTCGGGCAGCATCGTTTTGAGGAACGCTTTGACGACGTTCATTTCTCGGTCGAGGAATTCAATCAGTCGCCCGCTCTCGTCTTTAACTTTGAGTTGGGCGTCGATGAATAGCTGCTTGCGGCTTTCGCCCGACATCGGATTAGCTTTCATACTCTCGTAACTCCAATCCGGTAACTGCAACTGCGTGAAGAACGATTGCCGGAGTTCGGTAACAAAGAATTTCAGGTTCTCGACTGCCTGTGCCCAGGTTACATACCCCGCCGAAGATCCTTTCGGATATTGCAGGATGCTCTTGAACTCCTTGTTTTCCGGCTTCTCCTCGCCGAATTGGATTTCCTCGTCTGCGAACACGCAGAATACCGGCTTGCTGTTTTTGCGGAGGTAATTACCGTTGCGGCTCAATGCCCATTCAATCTCGAACACGATTTTCGAGGTGTCCTCCCAAATTGGTGTCGGTCGGAACATATACACTCCGGGGATTTTGCCGAGGGTAATATCCTCGTCCTCGATAAGTTGCCAGCCGTTGTTCTCGTTCGACCATTTCAGGTGCTTGCTGTCGGTGTAGGTATCGAAGTACGAAACGGTTTTGCCGAGTTTCTTGCGGGTGTAGCCCACCGACAGAGCAATCATATCGCCATATTCGTCGAACAGCGGATAAAGTTCATCACCCTGCATCGGCGAGTAGTTCTTGCACCGCAATTTCAGCGGGCTGTCAAATCCGTACAGGTTGTGTCGTTGCTCAACGGCATACCACAGCGTCATAACCTCGCAGCCGGCAAACAGCATATTGCTCCGCTCGATATTCACGCTGTCGATGCGGTTGCGTTCGTAAATGGCCTCCAACATTGCAGCGATTTGCTTTTCGTTCACGCCGTTGGGCTTGTAGATGCGTTTAACGGGTATGCCGAAGCATAGCTCTGTCATTCGTTTGACCGCCAACCGTTGCAGGTCGTAGGTTATACGGGTAACATAGTCGATAGAGCCGTCCTCGTCCACGATGTCGGGATATTTGGCTTTGTTCATAACGGGATGTCGCTTGGGGTCGTATTCGTGTATCAATCCCCAGCGTCCCGTCCACGACGGCACGCAAATGGCCTTTTCTTTCAGGTCGGAGATAATCTCCGCCGCCGGTCTGTTCTTGTCGATGATTTCTTGGATTGTCGCCATAACTGTTTATATTATAATCACTTTGTTTGCAAAAAAATTAGTACACAGCCTTTGCAATACGTTTCTTGTCCACCGGCTTTCTGATGACAACCGGATAGAATGTGTTGGCAAGGGCATCGAATTTGTCCGTAGAGCGTCCGAGCCGTTTTTTGATGTCCTCCTTTGGTTCAATTACGATTTTTCCGTCGGAACGGAATGACCACCGGATTTCAGTCGCTTCCTCGGTAAACTCGTCGTCCGGTGGCAACATTGCCCCCGTGTTATTCTTCGGATTGAGCCAATCCCGTATGCACCAAAACAGGTATGCCCGCATATTGAGGAATTTGTATTGCCCCGTTATATCGGTCAGTTCCTTATCACGGGCTTTCGCACCCTCGCTGTATTTGCAGCTTATGATGTAGGGGTTTTCCCGTGAGCCCTCCTTTTCAATCGCACGGGAATAGACGCCCGCACCCTCGCCGATTGTGTCGATGCTGACGAACGATGTAGGGTGTTGGCGACGGTGGTTTATGATGTCGCCCGCAACCCGCATGTGGTCTGCCTCCCCGCCTGAATTGTGTTTCCTGAACGGAGCAACCCAATTCTCGATGCGGTTACAATAGACCGTTGCGTCCCGTCCCATTCCAGCCACATCGACACCGAGCCAATTTGTACCGCTATGCTCGCCCTTGCTGCGTCGCCAGCGTTCCTGTGCCGCCTCAATCCATTGTTCAGGGATAAGTACGTCATCAGCGACTTTCGGAAACTTGCCGAGAACCTTTTTGCGGAACAGGTCTTCGGGGCGATACCATACACCCTCGAAACAGAAGTCGTCGAGTTCTTCCTGCACCTCCGATTTGTCGATGCGGGTACACCATTGGTCGAGTTTATCTACAACCCATTCGTAATCGACCTGTCCGGGGATGATTATTTTATGCTCGATGACGTTTGGGGCTGTAAGGCTGTTCAGCCGGAATTTCGTCCAGCGTTCCCCTCGTTGGCTGCGAGCTGCATATCCGATATGGGTGTTGGGGTTGAACACCAGCAAAACACGGCTGTTGCCCTGCAAGTTTCCCTCGATAGCTTCAAACGTGTTGTCGCTGATACCGGATGCCTCCGTGATAACGAACATCGTATTTACGGCGTGAAAACCCGACCACGCCTCATGGTTATTCTCGTCGGCCTTGAAACCCGTCAAGAACCATTCTTCGCTGTCCGTGCGTATGTCATAGGCGTTCAGTCGTCCAGGCAGCACGATGCCTCGTGATTTCGCCCTGTTGTAGAGCCGTGAAATTTCCGGCATCATAATATTTTTTACCTGCCTGTCAGTCGGGGCGGTGAGGGCAACTTTCGTGTTCTCGATGAGTTGGCGTTGGGTATTCCAACGAGGCGTCAGGTACAGAAACGATATGGCGGCGCAGGCTGCGACGAAATCTTTGCCACGAGCCGTACCGGAGGCAACAGATGTGCGGGGATTGAATTGGACGCTGGATAAAATCTCCTGCTGCTCCCGGTCAAGGGTTACGCCGAGACCGTCCCGGACAAACCGGTTCCAATCTTCTCTCCACGAACGCATCAGGTCGATGCCCCGCTGCCGCAATATGTCGTTATTTCTGTTCATTGTCATCCACGATGCCGCTCTCAATCAGGAACGCCGCAAAACTCATATCGCCCGAAATATCTTTCTTTTCGGGAGCGTACAGGCCGAGCAACTTCCGGCGTTCTGCAAGCTGCTGTCTGATTTCCGCAATGTACGACGGGTCGCCGAGGCGTGTTACCTCGGTTTCCGTCCGCTCGGTTTGATAGGTGCGGATAGATGTCGCCCCCGTTTGGCTGTCCCGTGTCGGCGAACCTTTCTGTTTGCGGGCGGTCTTGGTATAGTCGGTTTTCGATTTTTCCCATTGCTCCCACAACTCCCTGCACGTTTCGTCGATACGCTCCAATTCGAGCTGCAAGGCCAAATCCATATTCTCCAAGCGGCTTTCCCGCCACTCTTTGAGGAGGGTTTGGATGTCCCTGTTCACGGTGGCCGTCGAATAGGTTTCCAGTCCGAGGCGTTTCATTACCTCGGACTGGATTTTCCGTATGCTGTAACCCCGTTTGTAGAGTTGCGCCACGATTTCGAGGCGGGATAGTTTCAACTGCCGACGCTTTCTATGTTGTGCCTCGCTCATCTTACAACTCCTTTGTCATTTCCAAAAAACGCTGGTAATATTCGAGGTTGCAACTCGACAACTCGATATACGTCTTGCCATACTCCGGGAACGTGTGTACGGCAAAATGGCTTTCCGAGAGCAGCCACAGGGCAGTATATCCCTGCGGTTTGAAATTATGCGCCGTAAAGCGGAGAATATTGAACCCCGCTTTGCGTAACAGCGCATCGAAATGCTCCCTAATCTTCTGCGGGTTCGTCTCCGCTATCCACTCTGAAAAGTTCCAAATCTTCGCTTGCATATTCGATTTTTTTATAGTTGTTCTTGATTTCCTTTGTGTTGCCTTTGTAGAACACGAGGATATTTTGGTGCATCTTGGCAACCTTGCGGCTCTCCATATAGCGGGCTGCACGGAGGGCTGTGCTGGCTCCCGTTTCAATGAGGATAAGTTCGTTATACAGGGCTGCTCCGTTTTCTTTGAAGATGCGTTTCATATCGTCGATGAAATTGTAGTAGAACCCTGTTTTTTTGTCCCGCACATCCCCGACGACAATAACTGCAAACCGGTTTTCTTTCAAGCAGCCGAGGGCGGATTTGAAAGCGTTGGTCAGAATCGTGAGGAACTCCTCGTATGTTCCCTGATTCGAGGCGTCATTTTCGAGGTCGGAGTATTTTTCGAGGTCATAGTACGGCGGGCAACTGAACAGCAAATCCATACTGTTCGGCTCAATGTGCTGCCCGACGTTTTGCCCGTCATCGCAGATATAGCGGGCGGCCATACCATCCACCCGTTCATTGTTGAGTTGAGCCTGTTCGGGGCGGAGTTCGATGCCGGTAAATTCATTACCGAGATAGGCCGATACATAGCCGAATACGCTATCGCCCGCAAAGCAGTCGAATGTCTTGCATTTCTCCAGCCCGAACCAACGGCAAATGAGTTCTGCCATTACGGGGTCGAGCAGCGACACGCCAGCCGACAGGACTTTGGATGCCTCCCGCTCTTTGTCCTCCTCCGGCACATATTTGTCGAGGTATTCTTTGAACGACAGGCCGAGCGATTCACGATGTTCCCGTGTCTTTTGGTAGATGTCTTTGTACTTGATTTCGGGGCTTGTTATCAGCGTGTCGTTGCGGCTTTCGCCCATATCTCCGATAAGTTCTCGCCAACCCTTTTTGCGGGCTTGCCAATAGCCTTTGCGGGTGTCGAGGATTGAGAACGGAGGGATAACGAAACGGTCGGTCAAAGACCCGTTGGCAGGCTTGCTGCTTTCGCCTGTCCCGTCGCCGCCGTCGTTGTTGTCGGACTGCCATACGTCCAGCCCCCAATCTTCGAGGTCTTCCGCCTCCCAATCGTTTGCCAGCATATCGTAGTCCCATTCTCCATAGCCCACGTTATCTTTGATGATGAACGCCTTTTGCTCGGCATCCGATAAGTCGGCAGCACGGATAATGGGGGCGGTCGGGTTATCCTGCCAACGCTCCCAGTATGCTATCAAAGCCTCTTTCTCCGCCTCGGTTTTCTTCTGAAATCCTCGAATGTCGCAGAGGCGGGCTTTCAGGTCGTCAAAAGGCATATCAGCAATAAACGACAATGCCCGGTAGCGCATATTTCCACCCAAAGAAACGAACGTATCATCCACTACAATCGGTCGAAGTTCCAGCATCTTCGGAAAATCGAGTATGGAGTTTACCAGCTTGGCAAACTTGTCGTCTTTGATAATACGGGGGTTCGCCCCGTTTACCTGTATTTGTGAAAGTTTTACGAATTCCGTTTTCATAGCCTTATTCCCATACTTTGTCCTGTTGATACTCGCCGAACAGCCCCCAGCGGCACATAGACGCATAAATCGGGGTGTCCAACTTGAACTCTTTGCATATCTCCTGCGGGTTGATGTCCATTGTTCCCTCGGCCAGCGTGTTCCCCGCCGTGTCTTGAACGATGAAGTCCACAGCCTGTTTGCCGATGCAGCAGGCGAGGGCGGTCGTTACGTCCGTTTTGTATTTCATCGAGTAGTTGATAGCGAGGCGGCGGGCAGCGAGGTTCAGCGTGAGGTCGGCCTTGCTTGCGTCTTTCGTCCAGGGGGAACCGCCTCCGATTTTGCTGTTACCGCCGTAGAAATCCACAGCCAATTTGCGTCCGGTTGTTCCGCAGTCTGCGATAGGCGAATGTTTGACATACCTCCCCGTGCCGTTGATGATGAGCTGATACCGGCCTTTGATACGTGAGCGCACAAAGTGTTTCACGGTCTTTTTGCTCGTGTCGTTGAGCAGTGGGGTTGCAACGATGACCTTTTCAACCTTATCATTGCGGGTAATGACCTGCGTTTTGATGTCGAGGCCTCCGATTCCACTCTCGAATAGGGCTTTGCACAACCTCTTGGCGAGTGTATGGTCGATAGGCATTCCGCAGGTATCGGGACGGTACTCACAATAACCGAAGAAAATGCCTTGGTCGCCCCAGCCGGACAACCCCTGTGCAATGTCATAGCTCTGTTGCGAAATGAGCGACGTTATTTGTAGCATGTCGCCGCAGATAGTATTGTCGGTTCCCCAACGCTGCTGATACTCTCGTGTGTACCCGATGTCGTTTACAGCCGCCCGCACGAACTGATGAATTTCCTCCGTGCTGAACCGGTGCTTGCTTGATACCTCGCCGCCGAGCGTTACCCGATAATCCTTGATTTGTACTTCTACCGCATATCGGGTTTGCGGGTCGTGTTCGATGTATCGGTCGAGGAGATATTGCGAAATGTAGTCCGCAATCTTGTCAGGGTGTCCGAGCGATACAAATTCTGAAAACTTTATCATCCCAATAAATTTGTTAGTTTCGACAAAATTAGCCAAAATGATTATATTATAATCACTTTTAGGGCTGAAAAATGAGTTTTTAGGCTGAAATAGCCTGTTTTATCAATTCCAGCGTCTTCAACCTGCATAGGTCGTCGGGCGTTACTCTGAATATCCGCCAGCCGAGGAGTGTCCCGGCATTGTACTTTTCGATGTCGCCGAGAAACCCTTGCGGGCGGGTATGACGTCCGCCTGTCCACACACCGCCCTCGACTTCGAGGGCTATTTTATGGTCGGGTATGGCATAGTCGAACCTCCATTTGCGGGTGGGGTGGAATAGGTATTCTTTGACGACCTCTATTTTTAGGTCGCTTTTGCATATAGCCGTGAACATATCCATTTTTGGCTGTTTCTGCGGCTTCTGTGCCTTTCTTTTTGGCTTGTCGGGTGTTTGCTTATCCGTTGTCATATCGTTTGAATTTGGGGCTGATTTCGGGCAAGACAACAAAACGGGGATTGCTCCCCGAATTGTGCCGTGCTTTTGTCCGCCGGATGTCAGAACGGGAGGTCATCGGGGTCTTCGACAGCCTCCGTTGCGTTGGTGGTCTGCGTTACTTCCATTTGCCGCTGCTGGCTTTCGATAGGTTTCAATGCCCCGAATATGGGCTGCGCCATACGTTCCTCCTCGCTCATGGCTTGGTACACCTCTTTGGCGAGGCTTTGTTTGAGGACGTGCGTATCGCCGTACCGCTGTTCCCGCATTTCGACGGCTGTGAGGTTCAGATACACCCCTTTCTCGCCGAGGTAAACTCCGCTGTCGTCGATAGGGATAACCAAGCAGCGTTTCGTGGCCGCTTTGCCTTTGAGGTTGGTTACGAAACTGTTTTTCAGTTTCAGGAGGTCGATTTTAATTCCAAAGTTTCCCATAATTGTTATGTCGTTATTGGTTGTTGGGGATTATTTCGTCGATGTCGATAACTATGCCCTCGCAGTATGGCTCTCCGTCCTCCTTGATTGTGAACGAGGCGCAGGGCATATTGGAAGATATACGCCAACTCAAAGCCGGTTGGTCGTCGGGACACCACTCGGCTCGAATGAGGCGAGGATTGTCGTCGTTGTCGCACTCGTCCGAAATGGGTAGAACCTCGTTGCCTATGGCCTTGTGGTAGGTGTTTTCTTCCTCGCCGTCGGCATACAGTTCGCCGTCCAATGCCAGCGCATACTCTCCGCCGTCATAGGCTTCGACTTCATCACGGATAGCCCCTCGCATTTCGAGCAGGTCATCCGATGCACCGAACAGCACCAGCAGATTGTTTTGCTTGGCAGCCTGTTCCTGTTCCTTTGTCATTTCATCACGGTATTCGTTACCGTTCAGCAGCTCCGCAAGCTGCTCTTTCGTCATTGTCTTCATTTTTTTCGTTTTTGTTTTGTGAGTTTTTTGATTATCCTATTGAGATAGGCATTTTCGTGTTCCAAATCCTTTATTTCCGCCCGCAGAGCCTTGACGGTTTCATTGTACCGCTCACGCTCGAAAGCAGCAAAGGTCTTTTCAGGGCGGCAGATGCATTGCGACATATCCCCCGAAAGAACTACCGGCCAACAGTACGGGATAAGCACCTTTTCGCCGTCCTCGGTGTATATGTAGTGGCATTTCATTTGGGGCTTTTCTTGTCGAGTTTGATTTTCAGCCGTTGAAAGTTTCGCAGTTCACGAATCGCCCCGTCAATCGCTATCTCCAATTCTTTGGGGTTGGGCATCGGTAGGTCAGCCCCTCGCCGCCACTTTTGGTAGTTGTGCAGATACTTGATGATTTCTTTCACTTTCATAATTCGATGATTTATAGTGCGTTTTTTTTATTTGCGTTTCGTTTTGGCTATGCAGCCGCCCGTATCGGCTTGATGTCCTCCTCAATCAGTCGAGCGCAAAGAGCCTCGCAGAGAACCCGTGCCATATTGACTTCCACGGCGTTACCGATAAATTTCTTTTGGTCTGCCTGTGTCCCGACGAGAACATAATCGGAGGGGAAACCCATAATCCGTTTCAATTCCGGTATGCGGAGCATTCGCATTTTGATGTCGATAATGCCGTACAATGCCATAAATTGTTTGATTTTTACCATTGCGGGGCTGTCGTCCGGTTCGATAACGATAGCCATTTCGCCCTGTTCTGTCTGAATGAGGTAAGGAGGCATTTTGTCCATACGAGCGATAAGCGTGAAACAGGGGCTATCGACTGAACCTCCTGCGGATTGGAATTGCGGGTTCATCAGGTAGTGCCATTTCCGGTTCGCCGTTACTGTCTGTGCCGGTTCGTCGATGCTGCTCCCTGTGTTCTTGAAACTCGTGTTCATTATCCACGGTTTGCAAGTAACGAGTTGGTGTTTGGGGTTGGTGGTAACGGTCGGAGCGGGTGTTTCGATGTCGCAGGGTGTCCCGTTCCCGTACTGCATATCAACAAATGCGAGCCGGTCTTTCGTCGTCAGCGTTGGAGCCGGTTCGTCAATGCTGTGATTGTGCCCGTTGCCATAATAGGCTGTGATGAACGAGTGGTGGTCTCTTGTGGTTATTGCCCCTGCCGGTTCCTCGACCGATACGTTTTTCCCCTCCGGGCTGCCGCCGAAATACTTGGATAGGAAACTTACCTGTGCCACGCCGAGCCTACTTTGCGTTGCAACAGTCGGACACGGCTCGTCGATGCCCGGAGCCTGGTATTTACCTGTCCGGCTCATACTGTTCCACTTTACCATGAACGCCTCCTTACCGCCCGCAACGAACTTTATCAGCCCTGCATATATCCGTTCCAGCGTCGCATCGACGAGCGGTTTTTTGCGCCCGAAGATGCTTTCTCCCTCGTCCGAGAAGTCCAACACCTCCCGCACGGGCTTCCAGCGGTGCAACCGTCCGAATAATCCAGCCGCTCCCTCTTTGCTGTGCGTCGGTTCGGGAAACACAATCGGGAGGCTCCCTTTGGCGAAGATGCCGAAAAACCGGCGACGGGAGGTGTACGCTCCATAGTCAGCAGAGTTGAGTATGCGATGAGCAAACCGGTAACCATACCCGCAGACGTTCGCCACCCATTGTTGGTACAATCGCCCGGCGTCCTTGCTTATCGGTTTGCCGTTTTCGTCGAGGTCGCCCCAGCTCATAAACTCCTCGACGTTCTCAATCTGAATGTAGTCGGGATTGATAGCCTCGATATAGCGGAATAGATGCTCGGCCAGCGTCCGGCTGTCGGCATCACGGGGCTGCCCGCCTTTGGCCTTGCTGAAATTCGTACATTCGAGGCTCGCCCATAACACAACGAATGCGTCGGGATAGAGTTTCCGCATTTTGGCAATATGGGCTATCAACGGGGAGAGTTCCAGCGTCCGAATATCCTCCGTGAAGTGCATAGCGTCGGGGTGGTTGGCGGCGTGTGAGGCTATGGCGTTGGCGTCATGGTTCACGCATCCGATGACCTTTGCACATTGCCGACCCTCATAGCGGGCGTTCTCAACGCCGGTAGAGGTTCCGCCCGCCCCGCAAAATAAGTCAATATAGAGCAGTTTCATGGCCGTCATTTTTTAGGGTTAAAACCGAGTCCGGTCATTTCGTCGAAAACAGCCGCCACAACGTCGTGAACCATTGTACTCAAATGGAGCCGCCAATAGCTCGGCTCAATGAGCGTGAGGGGAAGTGTCGTATCTTTTTTGTAAACTTGTTGCTGCGTGTCGAGAACTATTATTCCGACATTCAACATGGTGTCAGATACGCCGATAAACAGGAGTATCGTTTTCGATAGATATTTGCTGTACTGATAAATAGAGCCGTCGAAATCTTCTTCTCGTAGTTTGAAATTGTGGTCTTTGCAGTACTGAATTATATGTTCTTTTGTCGTTGCCATAGTCTATTGTTTTTTTATCCAAATTCCGCTCTGTTTTTTCTCGTATCCTTGTAAGCGCATAACCTCGTCATGCTTGCTTGATAGCAGATGATATACGCCCTTGTAATCCTGCTTTTCATACAGTTCAATGAGCGTTGCCCAACTGTCTATAATGGGCTTATACCAGGTAAAAATTTCACAGATGCGGGGCAGGTCATAGTCCGGTGAAACTTCCGCAAATGTTACGAGGTCATAGCAGCGGGAGAAGTCGTCGGCATCGTGAGGTATGTCGAATCTTCCAGCCGAACCGGAACCAACACCCATCAATCCGCACCACATTGTTCTCGATGAAATGCCGACATTGTGAGTGCCTATCCATTCAATCATTTTTTGTGTGTTCATATCAGTAGCGGAATTGGGTAAAGTGAATAATCGCCATAGGTTGTGTGAGTTCATATCCCTTGAACCAATCAAGCCAATCGGCAGGGTGCAATCCGTCGTTTCGGGCAATATCAACATAACTATAATGTCGTCCTCCGATAATGCACTCCGCTAAATCATTGGTGAGTTCTGCTTTTTGAATGCCCACGCCATCCTCCTTTGTCAGCCGGGCAATTTCAACCTGCTTGCTGCGATAAGGCTTGCCCGTCCATTGTCGGATTGATAGGCAGGCCTCTCCCCGTTCAACCTCGGCGATGCGTTTTGCCCAAAGGGGATAATTTGCCCGAATCGTGTGGATTTTTGGAATCGTAGTTTCCCAAAAATCTCGGTAAATGCACGAGTAGTTATCTCGGCCTTTAATGAATTTTTCCCAAAAGTGTGTTGGCTCGCCCGCCCGATTATGGCCGGTCGGAAACCGCTTTGAGAGTGTAATTACATACGTTTTCATACTGTTATTGAGGTTAAATGAATAATCCGAGTTCTTTTTTCAGTCGCTTGTCGGCGATTTGTATGTATTCGGGATTCAACTCGAACCCGATGTATTTGCGGTTGAATTTTCGGGCGACTATGCCCGTCGTTCCGGAACCCATAAATGGGTCGAGGACGATTCCATTTTCAGGGCATCCGGCCAAAATGCAGTCAGCCACCAATTTTTCGGGGAACGTCGCAAAATGCGCTTCTTGCAGGGGTTGTGTCGGGATTGTCCATACGTCTCTTTTGTTCCGAAATTCCCTGTCGATATATGCGTTGCCGCTTTTTGTCCGGTAAAACTTTTCGGGGGTCGCCGTGTATTTGTTACCGCCGTAGCGAGGTGCATTTGTAGGGATTGTGCCGCTTGTTACGGCCTTTTCATGGATAGCCTCGCAGTCGAAGTAATATTTCGGGGATTTGGTGAGCAGGAAAATATATTCGTGTGATTTCGTACACCGGTCTTTCATACTTTCCGGCATGGGGTTGGGCTTTGCCCAAATAATATCCTGCCGCAGAAACCAGCCGTCCGCCCGTAACGCAAAGGCCAGCATCCAAGGTATGCCAATGAGGTCTTTGCTCTTGTAGCCGTCGAATTTCTTGACTATGGCTGACTGCCCAACAGTCCCTCGATTTGTACCCTGTTTGTATTTTATGGCATTGTCAGGATAGTTTGCCGCCCCTTTTCCGCTGCCAGCATAGCAATCTCCGATGTTTACCCACAATGTCCCCGCAGGGGCTAATACCCGCCTTACCTCGTGGAATACGCCGACCAGCTTTTGAATGTATTGTTCAGGCGTATCCTCTAACCCAATTTGACCGCTCACTCCATAATCCCGCAGGTTGAAATATGGCGGGGAGGTAACACAACAATCTATGCTATCGTCGGGTAGATTGCGTAACCCCGTAAGGCAGTCAATGTTATATATTATATTCGCTTCCATATTGTTAGAATGGGCAATCGTCGTCCGGCATATCGTCGTCTTGGAAGTCAAATACGCTGCTGCGGTATGCCTCCTCCAACAGCTCTTGTTGGTGTTGTTGCAGGTGGTTCGTGTTGTCCCAAGCAATAGCGTCGAAACTTGCGCCGTCGAACGGTGTGTACCGCCCGTTGTTGATGTTATACTTGAATTGGCAAGTCCCGCACTCTCCAAGGTGTCTGAACTTGACTTTCTGAACGTGAACCTCGACCGTGTTTTCAAGACGGTTCCGGTGTACCACGATGCCGAAATCTGCTTTGTTGTAGAAGTTGGCCGAGCCGCTGATGTCATACAGCGTCGGGGCTTCAATTACTCCGTCCTTGTTCTTCGGCTGCTTGGTCGGGTGCGCCATAAGAATTATGAGGATGTCATTGATTTGAGCGAAATTTGTCAGCTTGTCGAGGAGTTCGCTGATGTACTGCGTTTCGTTCCGGTTCCCTTGTTGGCTCTCCAAGCGGTTGTACGGGTCGATTACGAGTGCTTTGATGCCTCGCCGCCGGACGAGAAATTTTGCTTTTTCGAGGATTGTATCTACTCGGAAATTATCCGCCGGGCTGATGAAATAGAAGTTGTCTTCGAGGTGTTCTTTTACCAGCCGATACTCCCCGAATTTAAGCGTTTCCTTGCTGAATTTCTTGCCGGTGAACTTCTCTATCAACTTGGAGGCGTGATAGGCGAGCGGGGCGTTTTCGGGGCTGAAATATGCGAACCTCCACCCGTACCGCATATTGAGCCGTTCGGCAATCTCGTCGATGAACTCTGATTTACCGCTGCCCGGAATGCCTGTTACGATGCAGAGGCGTTTGGTCTCGAATGAACACAAGCGGTCGAAATTGTCGTGTCCGATTGTTACCCCCTTTTGCAACCCGTGTTCAAAAATGGCGTCCAGCGATTGTTCAAAGTCCGAAACCGTGAAAATTCCCTCGACCTTTACCTCCGGCGCATCGTCGAGGCATTTCAGTAGGCTATCCTGTCCGAATTTCATCAAATGCTCGTTGGCGTCCTTGCATCCCTCCCCGTATTCGAGAATGCGGCAGCGGTCAGCCCCGAAACGTCGTAACAGCTCGTCCCGCAGGATGACGCCTTTGGTGTCGGTGTCCGATGCAATGAAAATCGTGTCTTTGTCCTCGAAATACTCCTCGATGTATTCGTCCAGGTAGGCGAGGTTGGCATTTGCCCCGTTCGGCACACTTACAACGTCCGTGCGCCCGCATTCAATGAACGAGAGGGCGTCCATTTCGCCCTCCGTGATGATGCACTCCTTTTTCCCTTTGATAGCGTCGATGTTGTACGGCAGTAACTCTGCCCCCGATACCATTTTGAAGCACTTGTCGCCCGTGCGGAACTTTGTGTTTACCAATTCGCCCTTGTGGTAGTAGTTGAATTGGATTGTGTTGGCTTGCCCGTTTTTCTGCGGCATCCACTCCATACCCTCCGTAACCCGCATCTGTTCGAGCGTCTTTTGGCTGATGCCCCGCCCGGCAAACCACGCAACGGCCTTGCTGCTCATCGAGGTATTGCCCGTCTGTTTTGGCTTTTTGTATTCGGGCTTCTGCCGAGCCAGCGGGCGGGGGTTGTAAAACGGTTTGTCCCAACGCTTCTCTTTTTCAGCGGCGCATCCCGCCCACCCGCAATAGTGGCAGTTGAATACCCCTGTCGCCAAGTCCACCGATAGGCTTTTATCCCGTTTGTTGTGGCGACTGTCCCTGCATTCGGGGCAATAGGTCTTGATGTTGCCGCTCGTGCGATTGTACGGGATTTCTATACCCAATTCTCTCCACCGCATCATAACAACATCCATTTTTGCGTTGAACTATCCCAAGCGTATTTATCGCCTGGCCGAGGGGGAGCGTTCATCGGGATTGTAACCTTGCCCGAACCATACGTCCGGCGTCCGTTCTCGATGCGTTCATCACAACCGAGGGTGGTGGAACCGGCTTTGTGTTGTTGGCCTTTGTTGGCGTAATTGCCCTCCATGACCTTAACCCAGTTCGTGCCGTTGCTGAACAGCCAGTCGAATGACGCCTGCCAATTCGATTTGTTTTCGCCCCGTAAGAAGCTGGAGGATTCGATTGCCTCAAACAAAGCCTCGCAGGTCGGCATCCAACTTTCGGGCTTGCCGAACTCGTTGAGCCGGGCTTTTATCTTTGCCCGCCGAGGGTCTGATAACTTTGAGATTTTCGGGAGGCTCTTGCATATCGAGTTCCACAGGTCGGCAATATCCTGATAAGGATATTTTATTTCTCCTTTCTTTTCCTCTTCTTTGCTCTCCTCTCCTTTACTATGTTGTTTTGGGTTGCCGCTTGCATCGGTTTCGTCTGTTTCAACGGGGTTTTGGCTCGCCATAACTCCGCCATTATTAGGCGCACCTGTGTTTTGCCCCTCTGAAATGCGCTTCCGTTCTCGGTTTGCAAGCAAAGAGGCGAACCGTTGCTGGTGGGCTTGGGAAAAGAGTTTATTTCCTGCTCGCTGCAACAGCCCGATTTTTACACAGTATTCAACAATCTCGGTCAGTTCGCCAACCGACACGTCATAGTCCGCCGCAAGGAGTTCAATGTTTATCTCCTCCCACTCGACCTCGAAAAAATCGTAGTCTGTGAGTGTTTCCAACAGGTAATTCCATACGGCATACCCTGTGTGGGAAAATTTACGGCGGAGAGCCTTTATTTTCACGTCATTCCGCATATCGGCGTCGTGCGTGAAATACTCTGCATTATTTTTCTTGGGTCTTGCCATATTCTTAATTTTTAAGTGTCGCTAAGAGTGATTGCCGGAGGTTTTCGTTGTGGGCTTTCCACTCGAAATTTGCCAAACACCATTGTCGATAGCTGGCCGGAATGTCGGCGATGCGCTCGCCTTTGTACTTGCCGAAAGGCATGACCTCGATAACGGCTTTTTTCCCGGCATCCATAGCGTCCACGTCCTGTTTTGTTACCCGGCCGATGTCGCTGATAGGTATGCCGCTCAACAACTTTCCCCCGCTGCCGAACATTCGCCATATTTTCCCCCGTTCAAATGTGATGTCCTCGACCTTTCCGAAGCGGGCTACATTGCCGCCGAGGTCGATAATGAGGGCATCCTGTTTGCCCTCGTCGATACGTGTCGCACGTCCGATAATTTGGTAATACAGGGCGATTGAAGCCGTTGAAATTCCGAGAACGATGCAATCTATCCCTGTGTAGTCGAACCCCGTTGATAGCACCCGCACGTTGAAAATTACCCGTATGCGTCCGGCTCTGAACTCCGATATGACATAATCCCGCTGCCGTTTATCCATGTCGCCATAAATCACAGCCGAATTTTCGTATCGCTGTGATAGGTCGATAGCGTCTTGGACGCTCGGAACAAACACGAGAATATGCCTGCGGTCTTTGTTGGCATCGAGGGCGTCAATTATGCCTCCTGCGCCATTGTTGGCGTTGTACGCCTGCTGAACACTTGATTCGGTGTACTCGGATTTCGAGGTGTTGAACACGAGCATACTATCGTCAAAATCGGCAGCCTGATACACGAGTTTGCTCCAAAATCCGAGTTCCACCATTTCCCGAACCTGCCCGACGTGGATGATGTCTTTGAAGAAATTGCCTTTCTTGCTGCGGGAGGTCAGCATCACAAGTTTGGAGAATGTGTTGCCGTCGAGGTCTCGGTTCGTCTGCAATTTGACGGGTGTGGCCGTTATGCCGAGGACGTGCGTTATTCCGCTTTCTTCGAGGAATTTGCCGAGCATACTATCGGATTCACGAGGATACAGATGTGCCTCGTCAATGAGCATTTTGGTAAAGCCCATTTGCTTGAATGTCGCTCCGAGCGACTTGATGCTGCCGATAGTGGCGTAGGTAATTTGTGCGATGTCCTTTCGTCCGAATGATGCGGAGTAGATACCGGCGTTGGTTACGAACCCGCATAACGAAAGGTATTTTTTGTAGTTCTGCTCCAACAGCTCTTTTGAGGGCTGTAAAACGAGCAATTTGTCCGTGCTGTTCTTCGCCACGAAAGCCGTGAGGATTGATTTTCCCCACGCTGTGGGGAGGACTATCAGGCTCGGCCTCGGTTTCTTTTCATTGAAGAACGCAATCGCCTTGTTTATCGGCTCTGATTGGTTGGTTCGTAACGTAATCATAGCCGTATGGAGTTAAAAAGCACCGTATTTAGGGCTACCACGCATAACAGGAGCGTAGGGAGGCCTTTCGGCCATTCCCACCCATATACAGTGCTATATTCTTTCTTATTCATATTCTGTTACTTTTGGTTTTGCGAAAATAATAAATGATTATAATATAATCACTTTTTGGGCGAGGAAAATTAACTATTTAGTTTATACTCCGTTTCCAACTCTTTGATTCGAGCCCGCAGGTCTTTGTTCTTGCGATTGTTGCTTGAAATCTCGGCTTTGAGGCTTTGGACTTCCTTTTCAGCAATGCTCATCAGGCTGATGCTCTTGGCGAGTTCCCAAATGGACTTGAACCCTTTTTCTTCCGTGATGAAATTCTCGATACTCAAATTGTCGAACGATACCCGCTCGCCGTGAACAGAGGCTTTGAACGAGTAGCCATTGTACGTTATGTCTAAACAGAAATAATCTTTGCCGTCGAAATAGACGCTGCACGTTCCTCGGTCGTGCTTTATGATGCCGTCAGGGAATGAGTATCCTGCTTTGGAGATAAGACAGGTATGTTTGCCTGGGGCTATCCCTTTTATCCCCATAGCATCTTTATGGATTTGGCTGACAAACTTTTTTATCTCCCATAATTGTCCTAAAAAATCACTTGGTGTCATTGTCTATCTGCTTTTTACTGTTCAACTTTCTTATCAATATTCCCGCCCGCCGTTTTATGTTGATAGTCTTGGTATCTTTGCCGGGCAGGTCTTGTAAAGCAGCGAGAAGTTTGATAATTTCCTCTCGCTGCTGGTTTGAGATAGCATACATTCCCTCTATTTTAGGATGAACCGGCGTGTCCCCGGTACGATTTTCGTGAACTCTTGTGCGAGGTCGGGATGGGCTTTCCCGAATGCCTTGCTGTCGAATTTTGCGCTGTCTTTGGCTGTTTTCCACGTTGCGAGTGTTTGGCCTCCGTAGCTGATAGCCTCCGCATCCCCGAAGCCAATTTTGATTTTAGATTCGAGTTCTTCTTTGGTGGCTTCGAGTTTGGCGAGTTCGGATTTTACCTCTTTCAGTTGATTGCAGGCCGTCAGAATGTCGTCGGCAACCTCGATGATTTTTCCCTCCGTGTGGCGGGCGTATTTCGTGATAACGTCGGTAACGGAGGTCGCATCCGGTTCCACGTTCCCGAGGATGTTATCCACCCAAAAGCGTTCGACCTCCTCAATCATCCAGCCGAAAAAGTCCGGAACAAATGCGATGTCCTTGTACCCGAATTCTCGGCCGGAACAGAGCCATGCCAGCGAGCCTTGCTTAAACTCCGAAACACCGAGCAGGTATTGAACCTGGCAGAACCAATGCTTCGGGAGGTCGTCGGGGTCGATTGTCATTTGAGTTGTCTTGCACTCCAAAATCCCTTTGTTGTTCGGATTTCGGTGGCTGTCCAGCCAATAGGTTCGGTCGGGAGAGGCTTGCAGGAACCCCTTTTCGTTGTTCTTGAACAGCCAATCTCCGGCTGAACTCTTGATTACCTCCCTGCCTGTTTCGTCAGCCCAAAACTGCGATACGGCATCTTCGAGATAATGCCCGGCTTTCATCGCAAAGGTTTCGTCTTTGGGGGCGTCCAGCCCCTTTTTGCGTCTCCATAGCTGGTATGGTGTTTCCCACGGATTGAGGCCGAGGATTGTTGCTACTTCTGAACTTCCTATACCGTTTTTACGGTATTCAAGCCATTCGGCTCTGTCTTTGGGACGTATTACTGTGTTGCTCATGCTAATTTTTCGTTTTTAATGGTTTTGGAAATTGTACCTATTGCCGCAACTTTTGTAGCCTTGCGGAGCAGGTCGATGAAATCGGAGTGTTGGGTAATGGCATTTGCAAGGGAGGGAACGAGCATCCCTTCTGAACCAACAACTCCTACGAGCGATGCGCTGGTACATTTACCCCCCCCCTCGGATTTTGCGATACATTCGGAGGTAATAATGATTACGCTCCGGTTTTCCTTGTTTTCCTCCTGCCATTTTTGCAGGTCTTTTACGATGTTTTGAATATCCATTTCTGTTAATTTTAAGGTTTGAAAATAAGGAGGGCAAAGCCCTCCCGAATGCTTTTTATTTCCTAATCAGGTTGAAATCAACCCATAATTTGATGAACTGCTTTCCGCAGTAAACGGCGAGGTCGCTGCTCCGCAAGCAAAGGCGAGAGCCGACGTACGCACTCGTAAACGAGGGGGCGTGATTCGAGTTCGCATAGCCGAAGCCCGCATATTCAGTTACATAGTCAGCGGTGTCAATCATGCGCCGCTCCTGCTTCTCCCCGTCGCCCATGTTGTCGAGTTCTTCCTGTGTGTAGAGCCAAAACCACGGATAGTACCGAGTTTCCTCCTCGGTAAACTCCGGTTCCCAGCCCTCGTTAAGAGCGGCGCAGATTATGCGGAGTTTGAGGTACGCCAGCATATCAGGGCTGATGTCGTCAGATTGGGCGCAAAACGCCCTGAAATCGCATACAAAGGGGTGGTTGCTGTCAAGAGCGGCCATAGCGTCCTCGAACGTCTTGATACGCTCCGTTACGGGGCGGTCGTCTTTGGCTGTAACCGCATCGCCGAACAATGTGGCGAGCATTTTTTTCGTGTTGTCATCGGCCTGCTTGTAAGCCGCTTCGAGGTTCGATTTTTTGATTTCTACGTTATCCATTGTTATGTTGAATTATGCTCTTTCGAGCGGTTATTTTTCTACTTCTTCGCCTGTTTCGGAGGTCTGCTCGTTGCCTTGTGCTGCGGCAGCAGATGCAGCGGCGGCAGCCTCCTCTACCTTGCGGCGTTTGGCTTCGGCCTGTTTACGGGCTTCCTCGGCCAACTTCTCTGCGTCGGCGGTGTTCTGCTTGAATGTTTCGGCTACGGTTGTTGTGCCCTCCTTTATGGCGTTTTTCAGCCCGCTCAACTCGAACACCATTTCGCTGGTAATTTCCTCGATACGTTTCACGCCGCAGTAGGTCAGAATGTCCGCCTGCGATACACCCAGTTTGCCGAAGTAGGCAATCATATTCGTGCGACGAGTTTCGAGGTCTATGGCTTTGCCGAGCGCAACCTGTTTGATTTCGTCGATAACCCGTTTTGTTACGGCTTTCGGAACGACTTTCAGAACTGCATTTCGGAAAGCGATTGCCGAGGCAGCATTGCCGGTTGTAACCTGCATATCTTCCGAGTAGGTTTTGCCGTTTTTGTCCGTGATACGCCGTTTCACTTCGACCGAAACGGCAAGGTTGGTTTCGAGGTCGTGGCATACGCCCTGTGCCGTGATAGTCTTGCCGTCGTTGCCGATGATACGGGTTTGAACCCGCATATTTCCCCACGCCCCGGCGATAATCTCTGCGAGGCGTACCGATACACCCTCGATGAGTGTCCCCTGTCGGCGCAGGGCATAGAAACAATCTTCTGCCGTCGAATTGTCGAGCGTGGCGATTGTCTTGATGTTGTTCAACGCCCCGTAAATATCACGAGGGTACTGCTTTGCGGTGGAGATTTGGGTATCTACCTCCGCCCGGTTGATTGCTTGCAGCATCTCAGCCTGTTTGATTTCGATGATGTCATTCATAAATCGCTGAATTATTTGCCCTCTTACAGCTTCGGGCTTTGCTTGCGCTGGGGGCAGGGGTCGAACCTGCGAAATAGAGGTGGCGAAGTCCGTGAGCGCACTTAAATCGCCACCTTAGCGTAATGCCGCCTCGCCTCCCCAGCCGGTTTATAATTGTAATTTGGTTTGCCCCAATTCGTTCATGCGTGTTCCTTTCTGCGGCAGCGGGTGTTGGTGGTAGTAGGTTTTCCAACGCCGCCCGTCCTTTTCGTTCCAATAGCTTTGTATCTCAAATCCCTCGCTTTTGAGGAGCGATACAATCTTGCGGAAATCGACGGTCTTGCCGATTCGGTTCCCTTGCGCCGTTGTCATCCTAATCCCGGATTCAAAGGCCGCCCGGATGCGGGCTTTTGCGGTATTGAGGCTCTCATCCATAACTCACTTCTTTTTTTTGATTGCCGTGTAGGTAGTAGCTGCACTTTCAATCTCGGCGGTCGTCTTAATCTTGTTTTGCAGCATCCAATCCTCGATTTCCTCTTTTTTGAAATAGAGGATGCGTCCGTTGGGCTTGTAGTGGGGGATTTTTTGCCCGCTTGTCAAGCGGTATATGTGGCCTTTCGTGAATCCCGTTATCAAGGCAACATCATCAATCGTAAGGACGTTTTTTGCCCCCAAGAGGGCTATCTTTTCCAGCCGTTCTATCTTGGAGGATAGTTCTTTGAATTCCTCCGAGCGGTGTTGTTTGTCGTTATCTGTCATTGCGTTAGTCATAATCAGGTTCGTAAATATCTTCCGTGCATCCTGCTCCGTCGCATTCGCCGCAACTTTCAACCTCTCTTGCATCGGCGGGTAACAGGGCGTATTCTTCTTCGGTGATTCGGTCGCCGTTCTCGTTGTAGTAAATTTCGCCGGTTCCGTTGCAGGCAGGGCAGGTTATCATTCGAGGTTCCGGTGTGCAACTCGGGCAACCCGGATAGCCGTTACATACAGGGCAACTCATATCTCACAATCATTTTCGTCGTCCATGTCAGGCAGTAACCCTGCCTTGTCGAGCCTTTTCCCTGTGAGGCAGCATAATCCGAGCGAAGCCAGCCCCATGCCTTTCAAAAGGCAGAATTTCCCCAAAGTCATATCGTCTATCGGCTCGCCGGCCAGCCAAATGATAGAGAGGAAGCCCCATAAACCTATCGCATACAGGCGGGCATATTTGGCTATTGTCTGTTTATTGGTTTTCATAGCGCAGCAACCATTGATTGAGAGATTATTGCCTGATAGTTGTGGAGAAGCCTTACGAGGCGGCGGTTCTCGCTGTTGAGCGTCTTGTTCGAGGCTTCGAGAGCCTTGATATACCGCTGGTCGTCCATACCGTTGCGGGATACGGATATGGGTTCCGTTTTTATGATATGCAGGGAGCCGTTCCGTTTCTCTGCCGCTTTTTTCTCCCAATACCTCTGTTGGTATTTCTTGTTGTACTCGTACTTGGCTCGTGCGGCTTCGGGGCTTAACTTTGTACTCATAATTTGCCCTCCTTTTTAAGCCGTGTTTCGGCTCTTTTACGCATAACCCAAATAGTTGATGAAGAATGGATATTGTACTTCTGCATCAAATGTTGGGTTACGCCTGTTGCACTTTGGCCGGGAATAGCCATTAACTCGTTCCATTCGTTGTAGATAGCCATATCTTTGGCTTCCTGTTCCTCCTGATAGGCCGTTTTGAAAACCTTTTGCTCCATTATTTTTGCATTTACTGTTTGGTTTATTTTCGATTTCATATTTTTATTCGTATTTTTGAAAGCGTTTTAATTAAAACCCGTGTGCAAATATAAACTTTGTTTCGATTTCAAACAAAATTTTCGACACAAAGTTGCGATTTAATTTTAATTTAGTTTGTAGATGACAGAAATACAGAGAGTTAAAAAGGTAATAAATTGGCTCGTTTATATGGAATACGCCGAGAATGAGCGTGAATTAGCCGAAAAGTTGGGCTATACAAAATCCTCATTTTCACAGATAGTAAACGGGAAAGTGCCTTTGTCGGAAAGATTTGTGCAGAAGTTGGCGTCCGTAGATGAAAATATAAACGAAGTTTGGATAATGACGGGCGAGGGCAATATGCTGAACTCTGTGGAAACCGGTTCGAGCGTTGTAACCATTCCGGCAAACGTATGGGAGGTCATACAGACACAGGCGGAAAGTCTGAAAAGCAAAGACAGGCAGATAGACGAATTGGTTGCCATGCTGAAACAGCAGATTGCGGAAAGCAAAAAAACGCCTGCCCAACAGGGCGGCAATGCCACCTCTGCCGTTGCAGGATAGTAGAGTTTGGACGAATCCGATATAAAGTACCGCTATATTGAAAATT